TGAATTTGATGTCGGTAATCGCGAAGGTAAAGAAGCGATCGAATATAGTTGGGAACTTGGTGAACGAGCTGCGAATGAATGTACAAAACTTTTTAAAGCACCTAATAATCTTGAACTTGAAAAAGTGTACTGTCCCTATTTTCTCTATTCAAAAAAACGATACGCAGCAAAGCTCTGGACAAAAGATAAAACCGGTAATATGAATATGGATTGTATAGATGTAAAGGGTTTACAACTTGTAAGAAGAGATAATACGCCATATATGAGAGAAGTATGTAAAGAGTTACTCGATGTAGTTTTAGAGAGTAGTGATATAGATCCACCAAAAACATTGGCACTAAAAAGAGCGATTGAACTTATAGAAGGTGAAGTTTCTAACGAAAAACTTATTCTTTCACAACAACTTGGTGATGTTTATAAATCCTTGAATTTATGCCACGTACAGGTTCGTGATAAAATGAGACGAAGACAACCTGGGTCTGAACCTCAGTCTGGTGATAGAGTTCCTTATATACTTTTGGATGTTGGTAATCCAAAGGCGAAGGCTTATGAAAAAGCAGAAGATCCTATATACGCCGAAGAAAACAATTTATCAGTTGATTACGTGTATTATTTTATAAACAAATTCCTAAACCCCGTTTGCGACTTACTCGAACCACTTTTCGATAATCCAAAGGAAGAAATATTCGGTGAATTAATAAACCGCGTTAAACCGAAAAGAAAAACAAAACACGAAATAGACATGACTAAACAAACACTCATCACAGATTTATTTAAAGTTACAAAACTTAAAAATAAAGAACGTGATAATATAAATGACGAATAAGTCTAAAGTATCGGAAAATATTGTAAAACTTGTCGAGGAGGAAATAGAAAAGGGAATACATGAAAGAATGTGTAAATATGCAGAAGATATATCTAAAATACATGGTATACCATTAAAAATTCTTAGAAGGGATTTACCAAATCCCGGTGGGTTTTGTAAAGGTATTAAGAAGGGTGGCGAATTATGTACGAGAAAAGCATCATCTGGTTCTGAATATTGTTTATCACATAAAAATGAATCTAAATTACAAGAACCTATTATTATAAAAAATAGCATAACGAGACATAATCATCCATTCCCACCAATGTTTAAAGAAGGATGTCCAGCTTGTGAAAAAATGGATAAAACTGAACTTAGAGATTTAAGTACATTGATGTAATAATGAATAAATCAGATATTCTTCTACATTCCATAGATACTTTTTACCATACACCAGAGAATAGAACTACGCTTATACAAATATTAAATAAAACGAGTGGTATTTCGCTAAGAAATTTAGAATGGTTCATAACAAATTATTCTAAGAAAAATAATTTATCTTACGAGACGAGTGATGGTAAATTATTTAGTGTTCATTGCGCATATAAATCGAGTTTAGATGGGTACAGTAAAAAATTATTTGATCCTTTTTGTAGGTCTTCAAAAATACAATACAATATACCGGGAACAACTGATGAAATTAGTACAACTGTTGCACAGTTAAATTTTATCAGATGGTGTATAAAAAACAATATAATTAAATACATACAAGAACATAAAAAACAATTATTTAGTAAGCGAGAGATATATATCCATTCTCAAATTTAAAAGTTTGGTATCCTACATAATATGCGTTAAAAACGTAAACATCTGTTAGATTAGGTATTAATTTTATTTCCATTAATGTTTTATTTGATTGTAACTGCCCAAAATCAAGGCTTCCCGATGGCTCCACGTTTATAGGATTCATCGAGAAACTGTAACTGTATATATTTTTTTCTGGGCGAGATAATCTGTGTGTAAATGGGACGACATATTTGTAATATTCGTGATTAATTGTAGGTATATTTGGTAAATCTTCGCCATTAATATATAGTTTAGCTTCTTTCATTACCGGATTAAAAAACGCGTTTTGAACGGTCCATAAATTTGTTTTCGAAAAATTGTATCTGTTATGAAAAAGGTACGTCCTGTTATCGTCGTTATTATTTGGATCACCATCACCACCTCTTGCATTTTGTCTATCTTCGTATCTCTTCTCTCTTAAAAACCAGTATATAGTTTTTACTGGTATTTCGGGTACTAGTTGTATTTTCATTAAATCTTTTCCTATTTCACTATCTTCTGTCGGATGTTTTTTTACGATATCTGTTACGAGTACTTGTGGTTCATTCATTAGATAAATTCTTTCGTTTTTACTTACTGTTATTTCTTCTGTTATTATATCAAAAGAATTAATCGATATGGGGTTAGTATCATCTGTAAAGAATGTTTTGGGGTTAAATTCAATTTCAAATTCTAGTTTTTGTTTATACATAGCACACGTTGGAAAATATGGTCTATTTGGTTTATTAGTGTAATATTCATCACCTTCGTATTTTCTAGAAAATAACAGTGGTATAGGTACAAATAATTTTGATTTGAATTGTGCAATCGCTTTATTTGCGTTACCTCCTATTTCTGGTACAGAAGTATTTTCTGCCAAATTCCTGTTTAAAGTATACCTTTTTGTTCTTTTTTCGGATTCGTCTAAGTAGAGGTTATCGTATATTATACCCCAGTCGTCGTGGTATTTTTCTATCACTAATTCGTCTACGCGCATAGTTACAGATTTAAATAAATGTCGACCAACTTGATCTGCGTAATTGTATGCACCTGAAGAAACACCCGGGAGATCTAACATTATATACATGTTGCTTAATAGATCTCCCATATTTCGAGGATTCATAGTTATTTTTATAGTCTCACCGAATGGCCAAGACGTGTTATTTGTAACTGCTGGTTTCTGTACTGTGGTATTTCTGTGGTATTTTGAGAAGTTTGAGTGTTTGTTCATTTTATATTTAAAGAGCGATTGTTCTGGATCGTCTGTAAGTAAATAATGATCTTGTTTACCTAATGCGTTAAGTGAAATAAGTGCTCCTGTATTTGGACCTTTTGTATCACACATACTACTTATTATTTATATATTTTTAAATCCTTTTTCCACATGTCCAAATGGTGTGTATTTTTAAGAATTTCAATTTCTTGTTTTATTTTTTCGTTTTCCTGTGATAAAGATAAGACAGATTCTTGTGTGTATTGATAAGTTTTGATATTTAATAAATAATCGTACGAATTATCAATTTTATCAAATAAATTAGAAATTTCATTTTCAAGATCTTGTTTTTTCCTCTTAAATACTACAAGCTTGTTGTTAATAACCATATTTATAAATTTGGAAGTATTTTGTAACCTTATTGATTTATGTTTTAATACATCCAATAAGTGAATTTTTCTTTTTTTATATGTTTTCATTCGTATTTCTACAAAATCTGCTAATATATGTTCTGGGTTTGTATATTTAAATATACCCCTTTCTGGGTGAAATAAATGCATGTTACTCGTTCGAAATGTTTTTTGGAGTTTGAAATCTTTTAGTAAATTTTCTCCAATGTACCCGGATATCAAAAAGTTAACATCTTCTGTTGTGCTGTTATTTGTATAATTATTTATGGTCTTTTTTTCGATGAGTGTGTCTAAATATTCTTTATAATCTTGTGTCCATCTACCTGGTGGTAATTCCGTGACGTGTATATCGTTTCCTAATTTTGACCATATACCTTCTGCTATCCACGAATCATTTTCATCTTCAAAAATACGACCCTTAAATTTATTGAACCAAGGTTTCATTTTCTGTATACTTTGGCCTGAAAGTACTCTTTCTATATTATTTTTTATGTCGCATGGGTTAAACGATGGTATATACGAACTAAACCCTGTACCAATACCTTCTGATCCATTTATGAGAATAGTTGGTAATATAGGTACAAAAAATTCGGGTTCTATTTGTTTTCCGTCGTCATTTAAATAATTTAAAACAGGGTCGTCTCTATAATCAAATAAATAACGAGCATCTTTCGTTAATTTTGTAAATATATAACGAGTCTGACTTGCATCTTTCCCACCCATAAGACGTGTACCGAACTGACCACATGGTTCTAATAAATTTATATTATTTGAACCTATAAAATCGTGCGCCAATTTTACAATTGTATCTGCTAAAGATACTTCACCATGGTGATAAGATGTTTTTTCGGATACGTAAGCTGCTAACTGTGCAACTTTCATTTCGTTTGTTAGATTTTTTACAAAACACGCGTGTAATACTTTTCTTTGTGACGGTTTTAAACCATCTGATATATGTGCTATAGACCTTTTTAAATCTGATAGACTAAAATTAACGAGATCCTTATGAATAAAATCAGAAATATATAAATTTTCTATATTTCCATATTTTATTTCGAGATCGCTCGTATTTTTTTCTGTATTTTCCAATAGCCATTTTTTTCTTTCATCTGTTTTCTTCTTGTCGAACGCTAATTCGATAGATTCGTCCATAAGTGGATCCGTTTTAAATTGAACTGTCAGTTTTGATATATTTCTGAAATATTCTTTTGCTTCTGTAGATGTCGATGTTCCTAAACCCTTATAATATTTGATTTTCCAACTAGGTTTTCCTTCACCGTACCAGTTTCTATAAGACGAATCTGTATAGAACGATTTTATTGTGTTTCCTTTTGTTGCCTTTATTATCGGTGTAATCATACTTACAACAAAATTTAAACTGAGTAAACTTGGCCAAAAGTAATGTATCATGTTTAATATGAGACCTTTTATATGACTTCCATCGTTATCAGCATCTGTCATTATCATTAGTTTTCCATATCTCAAATCGGAAAGAGAATGGTATATTTTTCCCTGGTGTAGACCTAAAATTTTTTTCAAGTCACCGAATTCTTTATTTTCCGTGATCTGTTTTACACTTGCATCTCTTACATTTTTACATTTACCTCTGAGAGGAAATACACCATAATGATCTCGACCTACTACAGATAAACCAGAAACAGCGAGTGTTTTTGCTGAATCACCCTCGGTAACTATCAGTGTACATTTAGAAGATTGTGATGTTCCTGCCTTATTAGCATCTTCTAATTTTGGTATACCTGTTATTTTATTTTTTCTAGCGCCATCTGTTTTTTTCAAATCTTTCATATCCTTGAATTTTGAAAGAGCGAGTAAATCGTTTTTTATGGACGTTTTTAAAATATTTTTTATAAAGGATGAAGGTGGGTCAAATTTACTTCCAAAATTTTGTTGTTTTAAGGTACACTCGGATTTAACTTGACTACTAAAAGATGGATTTTCCAAAGTTGATTTTATAAATATGTTATATGCATTTTTTATTTGGTGAGGTCTAAGTTTGATTTGTTTTGATAATTCATTCATTATACCATTTGATATTATATTGGTTACGTGGTCGACGTGTGTACCTCCCTTAGTTGTACATATACCATTTACATAAGATACCTGTTCGAAACCATCATCTGTAGGCGTTACACATACAGACCACCTTTCTGAATTGAAATATACAATTTCATCCGTATTTGAATGCATTTTAGTATAATTATTGAATGGACATTTTGGAAGAGATTCGTTTTGAAATTTAATTTTACAATTTAAGCCTGTACAAGCGTTTGCGTCGTGTACGCGTTTTTCAAATATTTTAAAAATATCATTTTCCATTTTTTTCATACTAAACTGTTTCCAATCGGGTATAAAAGATATACATACACTAGAAGATGCACCCGAAAAATTTTTTATTTTAGGTTCTTCACAATTTTTCATATTTTCTGTCCATAACTGTTCGTATTTTAATTTATTTTCGTGATCCTTTATTTCTACTTTAAATTTTGAAGAGTATATATTTGTTAGTTTTGCACCGTATCCATTTCTACCACCTACGACTCTTTTTTGGTTATCGTCGTAATTTGTACTCGTTAATAAATGACCAAAAGTTAATTCTGGATTCCATATATTTTCTTTTTTATGCATTTTTATACATATACCACCTAAAGGACCATTATTTTCTATACTTACTGCACCATTATTTATATCTATGTTAACGGTTATTGCTGTGACTTTTTTGGGATAAAGTGAATTCCTGTCTATTGCATTTACGAGTATTTCATCAAATATTTTTAATAATGCCGGAGAATACGTTACGTTTTCTTTTTTAAAAATATTTTCGTTTTCATCATCGAGTATCCAATATTTTTCTTTTACTTTGGAAACTGGACCTACGTAAGAATCCGGTCTTTTTAAAATATGTTCAACGTGTGATAATTTTTGTATATTTTCGGACATAATTTTTACTATATTTATATTATATTGTTATATTACTTAAGCTATTTTTTTCTATATATTTTAACAATTTTGAAAACCATAATAATATTTCATTACTTGTTAGAGATTTAGATAAGGGATATATATTTTTAATTATACCACATTCTCGTTTTTTTAATAATTTAAAAATACATTTATCATTATTACGATAACACGAATAACATATACGTTTTGCTTTTAAATTATAGGATTTTATAAATATATCATTATTTGATAAAAATATAGGGTTAATTTTTTTGTATATTCTTATCATATACTTTTCTTCTTTTTTATGACATTTAATATAGGGGTACAAAGGGTTTTTGCATTCATAACAAAAACCACTGTTTATAAGATACATAAAAAATAAATGGTTTATCCTTTTATGTATTATAATCAGATAGATCAACCAGATGGTACAGTTTCTATAGGTATAAATCACGAAGAAAATAGACCGGAACCATTTGACATTGAAATCGTTAATACAAATCAATTAGAAAGTGATACGGGTATACAAATAAGACACTCTTCTTATAGTTCTATATTAGAAACACGATATAAATTTAATTTTGTTTGGAAATTTTTTAATTATTTAATGTGGATTTTGTCGTTGATGTATATTATTGATGAAGTAAATACATTGACTATATTTAATGGAATTAGTTCGACCATGTCTATAATAAGTATGACACACGATAGACTTATATTTGTTTTATCACATAGTTTTTATATTTCTTTTGCGACTATTTATACCACGAGTATTGGTGTATTCGATTATTTAATTTATTATATTTTATACAATTTTGCAAATTGGGGTACCATTATAACCTTAGTGATTACTAATTCAAATATTTATTTAAATAGATACGAAAATGGCAATGTCGACAACTAATAAATGTTTTTACACTTATGTAAAAACATTCAAAGAAAAACAATTTTATTCCAATGCTAAAATTATACCATCAATTAAAACTTATGAAGAATGTTTGGAAACAGCGATGATGATGAATAAAGATGAAAAATTTGCTCAAAGTTTATACAAAATGAATTTATCTAAACAAAAATTTATGAATAAGAAGAATAATCAGAAAATTGAAGTTATTGATTATTTAAATCTTAAAAATACTAAAGACAAAAAATCGGTTAAGAAAGAAAATAGTGTTTTGTGTCAAGCACTAACATTATCAAAAACAAACTGTAAATTCAAAGCTGTTTGTGGTAATTATTGTAAAAAACATAGTAAAAAATAATATAGTGTATATATAAATATGTTAGAAGAAGGTACACTCAGGCCGGTTATAATTGCTATGGCCTTATATTTAATCGTATCTTATATATCCACTGATGTTTTAAAGAAACCAACCAATGTTAAACCTGTAGACGAGACAATTGCTATGATGATTACACAAAAAGGGTTTTTAGTTTATGCAACAATTTTAACTGGTTTAATAGTTTATTTATCAAATTACATAAGCGACGAATACGCATAAATTTAAAAATTTTTGAATTCTTTTATAACGTTTTCTTTTTTTGTTAATTCGCGTGTTTCTGGGTGTTCCGTGTATCGTATTTTTTTGGTATACGCATCTTCCATAAATTCACGAAGTTGATTTTCGTTCGGTTTACCCCACTCCATACCAGATTTAAATAGAAAATCGTCTTTTTTTATATATTCTCTTTCACAATCTATTAAATACGGTGTTTTTATATATTCGGGTGCACCCCCGTAATCTGTAATGATTACAGGCTTGTTGCGTAGTGCTGCTTCTACCGCACCCATACCAACACCTTCCGAACTTGAAAAATTCACGTAACAATCACATCGCGCGTGTATTTTTTCCATTTCTTCGTCATTTACTAGACCATTTATAACTTCCACGTTTGGTATTGGTATATTTATAGTGTTATTACACGTCGCCTTAATAACGAGACGCGCATCTGGTTTATTTAATCGAACAAATGTTTCTAGAATTTTATTAAAGTTTTTCCTTGGGTCGCTTATGTTTCCTATATGGTAGAAAGTGTAAGGGCGATTATAAGGTATATGGGCGTGAATGACGTAGAATTCTGTATCAGGAAACTGGTTCGAAAATATTTTTTTACAAAAATGACTCGGTACGGCGATTTTATCAAATAGTTTAAACAATTTACCGTAATCTTCGTGTACAGTTTCCGTTTCACATACAGTCATACATATTAAATTTTTTACTTTTCTTTTTATTTCTGGTATTTTATCAAACCATGTTTGTATAGGTAACGCAAATAAAAATCCATTTTCACAATCTGGTATATCATCGTGTATATATTTATAAATACTTCCAGGAAAAAGATCCATATATTTATTCGCGTGTTGACCTATACCACTGATAAGTGTTGGACCAATGAATAACATATGTATAAAGATTATCTTGCCTTTATATATATTATAACCATGGACTCTGTCAGAGAAAAAATTGCCAAACAATTAGAAAAACCAAAATTGAATATTGATTTAATATGTGAAATTTTGAAAGAAATGGCTGATGTGATTGATGCACCAAAGAAAAATGCATCGACACCAGTTAAGAAAAAAGCGGCTCCAGAACCAACTCCAGTTCCAGTTCCAGAACCAACTCCAGTTCCAGTTCCAGAACCAACTCCAGAACCAACTCCAGAACCAACCCCAGCCCCAGAGCCAACTCCAGCTCCAGCTCCAGTTAAGAAAAAACCAACTACTAAGAAATAACTTTACATACCAGGATTTGGTGCTATTTTATTTTTATAAAATACAAACCAACCTACGAGTATAGTTAGTAAAAGGAATAGATATTTAAATGGGTATTTCTTTTTTTCTTTTTCCATTCTTTCGATATCGTATTTATCCGGAAGTCGTTTAACGTTCACGTTTAATTCATCGATTTTCCCGATAAGTTTTTCTAAAGCAGACAATATCTGTATTTCCCTGTTTATAGGTTTTTCTTTAACGTCTATTGTTGTTACTTCTAATGTCATAAACCATTGAGAATCGGGTTGTAAAGTTAGGTAATCTCCATCTCCCTGTAATTCGTATAGTTCAAAATTAAGCTTTTTTATTGATATCGGATTAAATAACATGGTATCTCTATTGAAACCTTTCCACTGTTTATCATGCATTTTATGTTGAGCATTTCCGTCGAATTGTCTTTCTAGGGCCATGCGTGCAAGTATTTGTCCCTTACGCTCGTCGAGTATTTGGGCGATTTTTGGTATATCTTCGCATATTATGTCTATGTATTTTGCACCATTCCCTGTACCCGAACCCGAACCTCCGACTTGTGTAACGTAAAAATCAACGACCTTTAAACCAATGACTTTACTTATGTCAGATACGTGTGTATTTGAAGTAAGGTTAAGGTCTACAGAGAATGTATTATTTGTACCCGTAACAAAATTTGAATCTACTGATATATACTGTACTTTTTTAGGTAACTCCTGGAGTGAAACCATCTTGTAGTAACTATAGATAAAAAAAAGATTCTTAAACATACATATGAGTTGGTGGCTTTACCCGGTAGCTCTATATAAAGTTTTTCCGTTTGATGCAATAAAAGATCTATTATTTTTAATATTGGATGTATTTTTGTGTTTTATAATAGTTTTATTAAATAGTATTCATTATATAATTCGTTTCCTTGTAAACTTTCCAGAATATTACAGATCATACGTAGAAGATATCGAAGGTACAAACGTATTTAATATTTTTAGAACGTTTAAACGTTTTTTAAAAAAGGTAAAAACTAAGAAAAAAACATTAGAAAAAGAATATAAGACATATATAGATAATAAAAAATAATAAAAAATGTTTTCTTATATTTCTAATTATAGTTTGAATATATTAAATACTTTACGTCGTGTTATTACAAACGACTATTATTATATAAAAAAAGAAGAAATTGAAATAGATAAACCATTTAAATATTACGATGAAAAAACAGATATAATTTATGATCGTTTATATTCATATAACGAAAGTGGTGAACTTATTGTGATAGATATTCCTAGATCTTACAATTATAAAAAGAAAAGCTTTTATTTATATGACGACGAAATGATATAATATAAAAACCTAAGTGATTTTTAAAAATATAAAATTATAAATTAATTATGCGACCAAATTGTTCTTACGAGAATTGTTATTGTAGAGCTGGTAAGAACGGATTTTGTTTAAAACATAAAGAAATAGGTGAAGCTGTACAAGCTTTATTACTTCTCAAAGGAATTAAAAAATAATAGTTCTTTTATAATATAAGTTTAAAAAAATTATTATATATTTAATTTAAAAATGGACGATCTTGTTTCTTTAATGCAAATCATAGATTTGAATTCGGAAATATTATCCGAAGGTGATTATCTTAAAATGTGTAATCATATGAAGAATATCCACGTAGTATTGAATAATACATACGAAACTACGGATTCTGAAACCGATGATTTTTATGCGAATATGTTAGATGTACCACTACCACCATTTCTAACAGTTCCACGTTTACCTCCTTTACCGGGTGAGTTTAACGAAAATGATATTACTTTATACGATAGTGTACCACCTTTACCCTTAAACCCGGGTGAATTTATACAAATGAACATAGATACAATTCGTGTACCTAATAATATTTATTCTTCATCGGATGATGGTAGTGAAACTGGATACGACCCAGATTCTGAAATAAATGAACGACTCGAAGTTGATAGAGATAATTGGAGACATATGACTATAAACGAAATCGACTACGTTTATTACGAAACAACATCAATAATAGAAGAACTTTATAAAAAAATGAGAGGATTAAAACATAGGAAAAATATTACATCTACTGTTAGAAAAGCAGCTGTTAGAAAAGCAGCTAGAGAACTTGGAATAACTCTTAGAAGATATACAATTGGCGCTCTTTTAGATGCTGGTCACAATGTTGGTGAAGAAAAGGCCTTTTATAAGTCTTATATAAATGATTATAACGAAGAAATTGATTGTATAAAAGAAGAGACGAATAATGATATCATATATAATCAGTGTAAAGAGAACGAATTATCTAATTTGTTATTTCAATTGGGATGGCCAAACTTTTAATTAAATATTATTTTACACCATTTTTCATTAATGTTACCGAAAGGTGAATATTCAAAAAATAAATGTACTAAAGCACCTGATATAATAAGCGACCCTGTACCCTTATATACATACGTTTTCATGACCCAAAAAATAAACTGTAAAATAAAACCTATTAACGCAGCTTCTGATAGAACGGTTGTTACAGGACGTGTATTCATTTTTATAGTATATAAATATTTTTTAATATTAGAACATGGAAGATATAATATCACTCATAAACGAAATAAAAACTCGTGATCGCCATATACTGATTAAAGTTACGAACGAATTGAAATATATTAGAGAACGAGTTGAATCCCAGGATTTGGAAATTACAAAACTTAGGAGTTTAGTTGAAAATTCTAAACCCGTACCTAAAAAAATACCCAAAAAAGTTATCGAACCTAAACTCGAGTGTTCGCACGTTACCAAGAAAGGTATAAAGTGTACACGACGATGTCTACAGGGTGGGAAGTATTGTACTTTACACTTTAAAACTAAAAAACATTCTATCGATAAACAAAAAAATTAAACTTTACCAGGAAAAAATATCTGCATATAGAAAATGAAACACGACAGAATTGTTTTGTTTATCGTATCATTATTATTACTTTCTGTTGTAATTTATAGTGTGCGTGGTAATACCAAAGAAGGGTATCCTACATTTAACAAACTAGATATTAAGTGGAAAAATCGTGTAAATGTAGAAGGTGTAGTAACAAAATGGATTTTGGTTTTAAAATATAGCGATGGATCAGAAATAATAAAGGTCGAAGATTCAACACCCGGAAATCTTAAGGATTTTAACGACGTTTCTATAGAATTATTAAAAAATATAGATGTCGATAGAAAAATTTTTACAGGTACGAATAAACTTTACGTTTATTATAACGAAAGAAGTGAGACTAATTTGACAACAACTATAGATTTACAATTTAAAGAATCTGATTTTTCAGTTAACGTAACTAGTGTTAGTAATACTAATACACCTATTGGAGTTAGTATAGAAATACCAACCAAGTTTATAGGCGTGGACTGTAAAGGTTCTTGGAGTGATTGGGGAAATTGTTCAAAAACGTGTGGTGGTGGTTTTGAAAGGAAAAAGTATACCATTGAGACAGAAAAGGAAGGTAACGGTAAATCCTGTGAAGCAGTAGACAAACAATTAGCGAATAGACAGTGTAATACTCAAAGTTGTCCAGAGCCACCAGCAGCACCACCACCTTCAAAACAAGACTGTGAAGGTGAATGGGTGGATAGTAATTGCGATTCGTACTGTGGTGCTGGTAAAAAACAGAAACGATATCAACATACAATAGGACAAGAATTAGGTGGTAAGGCCTGTCCATATACCCACGGTTATATTGACCCCACCCTTTACGAATGCACAAGTACAGACAATTGTGGAGTCAGTACTTTGACATATCCCCAGACACCCGACTCGTGGTTTGGACCGAATTGTCCACCGGGTAGTGAAGAGTTTGGGGAAAATGAATGGGATTGTCAAGGGTGTTGGGCTGAATGGAACCAGTGTTCGAAAACGTGCGGTGGTGGTTATAGAAATAGAATATATAAAGTGATATCACAAGCTTACGGGGGTGGTAAACCGTGTTCAAACCCAATGTTTAGTTTTGAATTTGAAGAATGTAACACACAACCATGCGTACAACGTACTTTCCCAGAACTTCCACCAGCTCCTAATTCAGTAAACTGTGACGACCCTGTAGTAGGTGAATCGGATGCCTGTAAAGATGTCCCAGGTAAAGATTGTATAGGGGAATGGGTTCATTCGACTTCGTGTAGTAAACAATGTGGTGAAGGTAAACAGACATTGAAATATCAGGTTAATAAAGAATCGATTAGAGATGGTAAATGTGAGAATAAGGGTAAGACAAAAGAGGTAGACTGTCAACTTAGAAACAATTGTTTTTTTCAAAATATGTCACCAATGACTCTTCCCTCAATGTTTAATAATGTATCCGTTAAAAGTTTAAGTTGTCCAAGACAAACGCATACGCCTGATTCGAGTAAGAATACGTGTAATAAAGTAGAACAATTGGACCCGGATACTTCGTGTAAGATTCCGATATGTAATCAAACAAAAAAGATACCGATCAGTGAAATTGATGGTTTGGATTTGAACACAGATAATTCACTTTATAAACACATGGGCACAGGAAATACCACGGCGGGTTCATATTTTTACGAAAAAAGGAAAAAAATGTGTGGTGGAACTCCTAGAATGCAATGGACTAATTTTACTTTAGACGATTGTTTGAAAAAATGTTCATTACAGGATGATTGTTCGGGTGCTGATTACTTTTCCGAATATAATAAAGACACGCCAAATTATCAACAGAACTCTCTCGATATCAATCCAGATGTAGACTTAAGAAGCTACAAGACTTATCACGGTTTACCAGAAAACGGGGTACCTCAGTTAAGGAACACGTGTGTACTACACGGCGAAAATGCTCTCGCGATGAATGAAAGACTTAATGATGACGATCCAAAAAAATGTAAGAACAATGTCGCTACTTCTAAGACAAAAAATTGGGATCATTTCATAAGAAGAAAAAAAAGCGATCATTCGTCGAGTGTATTGTCTAAAATTGTATTAGCTGAACCACCGTCAACTAGTTCTAATTCTAGTTCTAGTTCTAATTCTAGTTCTAGTTCTACTTCTACTTCTAGTTCTACTTCTAGTTCTAAATCTGGTTCTACTGTAAAAGCAGGGGCTGATATTGATTGTGTTGGTAAATGGAAGATTCAAAGTTCAAGTGCTGTATGGAACGATGGTGGTAAACAAACGAGTACAGTTCAATGGGAGACTACTACACAAAAATCCGGAAATGGTAAGGATTGTAAATCTAACATGTTAATGGATGGTTTAATAGAGAAGTGGACTGAGGTTATAGTTAAGGATGGTGACCTGGCTGAATTTTTATATCCAAGGAACATAACTCTTACAAAAAATGATGTAACGAATATTGTAAATACGGATACACCGGGGTATGATGTAAAGTATTGTATGCGCAAAAAGAATACAAGTGGTACTGCTGAGAAGGTCGTAATTAATGGACAAACCCAATGGATATGCGAGGCCGATACCGATGGCGACGAAGATGCGGCTATCAGCTCCTTCGACAGACTGAACTCGTTAGCCGAGGAAGAAGATGATTTTGATTTTAAAACATCATTTGGTGGTTCGTCTAAATTTGATATGCCGTCTAACGTTATGTCGGAAACAGGAGTACTTGATGCTCCGGGTAGTGATTGCGTTGGTAAATGGACAATTGGTGACGAGTGGGATGTATATACCAATCAATCGAACTTTAGTAATGTTAAATATAGGATTACTAAAGAAAAAACAGGGTATGGTGAGGATTGTAAAACTTTAGTAATAAAAGATAATACTTCCGACGGACAATGGGATGAAGTTGTAGTTAAGGATGGTGATGCGTATGAATTTTTATTTAAAAACCCTGGACTCCCCGCTAATAAAGTTATACAAGACGAAAAAGACATCTTGACTATTGTAAGAAGGGACCCACAAGATCATAACTTAAAGTATTGTATACGTGAAAAGGGTTCAAGAGGTACAGCATTTAAACATGAATCGATAGACGGAAGAATATGTCATGCATATAATCTTCCATCATACTTAAAAGATTAAAAGAATTAACACGGGTACGAGTTAAATCTAAAAAAAGTGTAATAAATAAAATATTATATAAACGTAAAACTTAGTATGAACGTAAGTACTATTTTATTTATTATTGTTGCTATACTTATTGTGTATATGCTTTATAAAAAATACCAGGGTGATAGTGATGTCGCACCTGCGCCAAACAGATCATCGGCCGGCGCTCCAAGAATAGAAATCGAGGAAACTGTTGTTGAACTTAACCCGGATACTTCCAATGAAGAGGAAGGGTATATGACAGAGGGGTATACGGAATTTTTGACGGGTGACGATCGAAAAAATCTATCGGGGAATATCGTTGTATCTTTAGAATGGGGTAACCGCGAAGGTTTTGGGACGGTTGACGAACTTAGATTTTATAGATACGTTGATACTAAACCAGCAGATAAGAAATCTTATGCGAACCGTGACACAACCAAAACAACACTTCACCCTACGAAAATGGAAGCGTTTTACCTCAACAACAACGGTACCGAAACACAAGTTGATCCAGATATGATAACATACCCTAATAATGGTAAATACGCATCCATTAAAAAATCTCAAGACGCCAATATGTTTACTAGTTTTAAAACTGGGTATAAAATTAAGTTTAGGAATAAAGACAAATCCGATACCAACCCTTATAGTGTTGTGGGGCGAACACACATGCGTATCGAATATGTTATCTATGCAACACTAACAACAGCAGAAACAAAGGGTCATTTAGTACCAGAAACTTTCGAGGGTACTGTTGTTACGGATGACAATTTGGATTTAACACTTTCAATGACACAAACTGAAACGAGAACTATTAAACCTAAATACTCGGGTATCCAAGTTGATACGGATGTCACGAAAGAATCGTTTTACGTTATACCGGGACCCTTTGAAACAACAACCGA